TCCCCGTTCACACGAGTCGCAACACGGGCGTTGGCTTCGCTGGCGAAGCCGCTGCCGCAGGCGCAGGCGCCGTCCTTCCGACCGCTGGCTCCCAGGGCTACGCCAACCTCACGGTCAACAGCCGCAACTCGTATGGCCGCTTCCAGGTCACGGGTCAGGCGATGGATACCGCGACCAAGGGTGGTTCCGGCGCGTTCGCTGGTGTCATGGATGAGGAGATGAACCGCCTCGTCCGCGACCTCGCGAACAACGAGAACTACGCTGCGGTCTTCGGCGGCAACGTCAAGGGACTGCTCAACCAGCGTCGGGTCGACCCCAACGTCACGGGCGCTGGCGCGCAGACCGCCGCGAGCGGAGCGATCTCGGTCGAGACGACGTGGCAGTACCAGGGCGACTTTAGCTACTTCGACAGCACCCGTACCGGCGTTGCGGTCGTGTTGGGCACTCCTGCGACCTGGGTCAAGGTTCGACTCTACCGCATGGACACCTATGCGGAGATCTTGCCGACCATGACGGTCGGTGGCGCTGCGACAACGAACCCCAACATCTTCGTTACGAGCTTCAGCGCTGACCGCACCAACCCCACCATCGGCCTCTCGTTCGGTAAGGACGACCTCGGCGGGACCGCCACGCTGAGTACGGCTGGCGTGGGCGAGGACGCTGCGATTGCGGTTGTCATCGCGGAGAGCGCTGCTGTTGGCGGCAACTTCCCGGTCGACAGCGCTGGCGCTCAGTTCGGTCAGGACTCGCGAGTCTGGAACGGGCTCGCGAACATCGGTGGGCAGAACTTGCTCACGAACCAACCGACCGGCCTGTTCACCAACCTGTGTGAGCCGACGCACTTCGGCGTGGATCGCACCTCGGCGACGGCCACCGGGGACATCTTGCAGAGTTCGATCTTGACGCACGATACGGGCAACGGGGACCGCACCAACGCTGGTGCCGACCTGTCTCTCGAGCGGTTGCAGTACATGATGGACGTGCTCCAGCAGGACGCTGGCGTGGATGCCAACGTGATGGTGATGAACGCTCTCATGCGTCATCGCTACACGGTGCAGCTCACCGGCATCCTCGGCACGGGCAACTCCAACAACATCGTGATCGACGGCAACAGCGGCAAGGTGATGGACAACCAGCAGAACCTTGCCTACGGCGGCGTTAAGTTCCAGTACGACCGCACCTTCCCGGTGGCGACCATCGCCATGCTGCACAGCGACGACTGGATCCTCGCTGAGTTGACGACCGGGCAGTTCGCTGACGAGGACGGCAACGTGCTCTTCCGCGTGGCTGGCCAGGACGCCTACGAGGGTTTCTGGAAGCATCGGTACAACATCTGCTGCAAGCGCCCCAACGCGCAGTTGATTCTGACCGGCATTACCCCCACGTAGCACGGTGGGAGCGGGGCGAGGCGCTGATCCCCTTGGCGCCTCGCCCCCTTTTTATATGGAACAACTCTTCTACTTCGTCGCCTCCGTCGTCCTGGGTGAGCTTGGCTACTACCTGTGGCTACTCATCGACAGGGAGCGGTCCATGCGCCAAGATGGCAGCGGCGAGATGGGGCTCATAGATTCCATCCGCGAGGAGTTCCAAGATGGCTAGTGCGTCAGACACCTTCGTTCGGCACGCGGCTGGCGTTGACCCGGCCCTGGTGCGGCAGCGCGTAGCCAAGAGGAAGACCGCCCCGAAGGACGTGATCGGCGGCACCATGGCGCAAGGTGCAGAGTACGTCGGTGCAGGCCTCGGGTTCCTCTACGGAGGTGGCGTTGCTGGTGTGCCAGCGGGGCGCGCCGCTGCCAATCTGTTCACTGGCGGAGTCAACCAGGCGGGGCGTGGAGACGTGGTCGGCGGGGCAGCCAACGTGGGCACCGGTCTCGTGCGCGGCAGCACCATCGCCACGGGTGGACCGGCAGAGCCCACAGCGCGCCCAGGCGGCGTTCTACCCACGCCAGCGCAATACACCCCGGTGAGCCTCGCCCCGCAAAGGCTTGTGCAGCCCAAGGGCACGGTCGCCCAGGCGGCGAGCGCTGGTGCTGGCCTCGGGGGCGGCGTGGCTGGGCAGCCGGTGACTGGAGGGGCAGCGCCCATCGCAGCCGCGGCAGGCGCGATGCCGCTGGCAGAGCAGGGCATCGGGGCGATCCAAAAAGAGCTCGGTGGCACCGGGACGCAGCTTCCCACAACGGTTGGTCAGGGCACGCAGTTAAGCCAGGGCGAGCTAGCAGAACTCATCGCAATCCTCTCGTAGCGCGAGGCAGCAGTGGCCAAGTTTCCAACGGACATGCGCGGACGCATCGAGCGCTCGAAGACAGAGCGAAACCGCAACGATCGGGAGTGGTCCGCAGCCATCAGGATGCTGCGCGGAGAGCAGTGGCTCTACTGGAGCCGCCGAGCCGCTGGGTACAACACGCTTCGCCGTGAGCCCGGCGAGGTCCGCGTCACCGTCAATCAGATGCTCAACATCGAGCGCAACATCATCTCGAGGCTGACGCTCAACCCGCCCTCCCCGGTCGTGCTGCCCGCCTCGGACACCATCGACGACATCACCAAAGCCACCGCCTCCGAGATGGCGCTTCGCTACTTCTGGCTCTCGGATAGGCAGTCCCGCAAGTGGCAGCGTGTCACCCGGTGGCTGGCGCAGACCGGCAACGCGGTGCTGCACACGTACTACGAGCCGGCGCACTCTGTGGACAAGTCTGCGGAGTCGATGCCCGACAACGACGAACTCGAGGGACCGAAGCCAGAGAAAACCGTCGGAGACAAGAAGGTCATGGGTCGCATCAAGTGCGACGTCATCAGCCCGTTCAACGTCTTCTTCGAGCCCGGCGTCAACGATCCCGACGAGGCCAGGTGGGTCGCCATCCGCACCTACGCGACCAAGGGCGAACTCAAAGACCTCTACCCGTCAGAGTCCAGTAAGATCGAAGACATGGGCGTTGTCAGCGACAAGGAGCGACAGCCCTACGAGGACTACAAGCCCGACGGTCGCATCGAGTGCTTTGAGATCTACTGGCGCGATGGGCGCCACGCGATGCTGTGCGGCGACACCTATCTCGCCACGGAGATCTCAGAGGACGTCCGCAACAGCTTCCCGGTGCGCCTCGTGCGCTATCACGTTATCGAGGGAGACCTGTGGGGACAGGGGCCGATGGTGCAGATCGCCGACCTGCAACAGCTCTATAACCGCACCAGGACGCAGATCCACGCCAACGTCCGGCTCATGGGCAACCCGCCCTGGCTCATCCCGCGCACAGCAGATGTCCGAAAGGGCACGATGATGAACAGGCCAGGAGCGGTCATCCGCTACACTCCCGGTGGCGGACCACCAGCACCAGCGTCACCGCAGCAACTGCCGTCGCATGTGTTACGCGAGCCTGGGCTTCTGAGAGAAGAGATGAGCGACGTGGCGGGCGCTCACGGCATCACGCTCGGTCGCCGCGAGGCAGGGGTGAAGTCCGGTGTGCATGCGCGCACACTCACACAGCAGGACTCCGCGCAGCTTCTCGCCACTCAGCATGAGCTCATCAGCGCTGTCGAGGACGTCATGCTCACGGTGCTCATCCTGATGAAGCGGCACTACAACGAACGCCGTGTCGTCAGGATGCTCGACAGCGCAGGTGTTCCTACCTGGCGAGCACTCGCGAGCACCGACATCGTCGATGACCCAGAGATACACGTCGACAGCAACACGCTCTTCAAGGTCGACGCCGCCACTCGAGAGAGCCGGGTCATGGAGCTTGTGCAACTCGGGCTCATGTCTCCAGAGGAGGCCAAGGACGCCATCAGCTTCCGCACCTTCTCGAAGCAGATGACAGCGAAGTTCGTGGCTATCAGTCACGCACGCGACATGCTGCAAGCCGCCATCGACGGGCAGGTCATTGATATCTTACCCACCGATGACCTCGATGCGTTCACCAAGGTCTGGAGCGAGTACGTGCAGACGGCGGAGTACTACGATCTGCCGCCGGTCACGCAGGACTACATCGCGCAGACCATCAAGGACTTCATGTTCGCGGGGCAGCCAGAGGAGGCGTGGCAGAAGGCGACGGACACCAAGACCATCTCGCCTCACCAGGCGCCAAAGCAGACCGCACCGCAGCTTCTGCCCCAGGCGCAGCCAGCGCCACCGACAGAGATGGACCCGCTGGCCGACGTCCCGTTCCCCACCGAGGGGCAGAACATAGCAGGCATGCCGAGCGCCATCTCTAGCATACAGGGAGGTGGGTGATGCTCATCAGCGAAGTCGCGGCGCTCTTCAAAGTCTACATGGACGAGCCGGACCAGACGTTCGTAGACGACGCGCTCATGGCGAACTGGCTACAGCGCGCATACGATGACTTCAGGTGCATCGTCACCGAGATAGACCCGCACATCTACACAGTGAGCCAGACGTACAACCTGAGCGCGACCAGGAAGCTCGACCTTGACGGCACCATCCTTGGCTCCGCAGCCGACCCCAGGATGTACCAACTCAACAACATCTATGAGATCGAGAGCACCGCGCTACCGGACAACATCCTGCGCCGCCTCGAGCCCTCGGCAGCCCTCGACAGCACGTATGACTTGCGTGCGAACTACACGCTCAAGGGCGCCGAACTCTTCTTCGCGGGCGAGGTGACGATGGCCATCAGGGTGGACTTCATCCCTGAGCCCACCACCGCACAGGTGGCTGCGTGGAACGCGCTCGGCGCCACCTACATCGATGACCTCAACAGGTTCCACGACCTCATCGCGCTCATTGCGTACCTGCAATACGCCATCTCGGACTCTGCGGATAACCAGCAACTCATTGGCCTGCTAGGCAGACGACAGCAGCAACTGCGCACATACCTGGAGAACCGCTCCGGTGGCATCGTCGAGCGTGTTGTCGACGTGAGGTGGATGTGAGATGGCGGTCAAGTATGACGAGGTTGAAATCCTCCGAGGAGGCATCAAGTATGACCGACCGTCCAAGGGTAGCTTCGCTCTGAACCTCCTGCGCCGCCATGGCGCATGGGAGGTGCGTGAAGGGTTCGGTCAGCTCACGCAGTTCGACTGTCGGCTCACCCACAACATCGCAGGAGGGTCGGCCGAATGGGGCTATCAGAAGCACCTCGGTAGCCACATCATCCAGACGGACTTCGGTCACGAGCAGATCGTAAGCGTCTTCAAGGCCCGCGTGTCCACGTCCGAGACGCTGGACTACCGCACGCAGATAGCAGACATCTACGTGGTCAGCATCTATGACACGACCACTCGAGAGCGATGGGAAGAGCCGCTCTACGGGCACACCTCGGAGGGTGGGTCCGGCATCCGAGGGGATCTTAGGTTCATGCGCGGGCAATACGAGAGCAACCAGGACATCGACCTTCAGAGCTGGGTGATGGCGACCGGCGAAGAGCCGTTCCTCTTCACCGAGATCCGAGACACCGTGTTCTTCGGCTCGCCAGCCACCGACCTGTATGCGTACTCGCCAGCCACGTTCAGGGGCAACCGGCGCAGGCAGATAGCCGGGGCGCATCTGCGGCAGTGGGCGCCACCGTACTCGGAGTCGTCTCTCGTCTGGCCAGTAAAACCATCTCCAGGGGCGCTCCCAGAGGTGTACGGGTATCGCTCAGACACGCCATCGCCGCAGGCGCTCACCTCCTGGGATAGCCGCCTGGTGATCGCTGGCAACGACCGCGAGGTCTACTTCTCGCAAAAAGACCTGCCAACGACCTACATCGACCTCGACTTCATCGTCGTGCCCACAGAGCGTAAGATCACAGCGCTCGCAGCGGCCGGTCAAAGCATCTACATCTTCACAGACACAGAGACGTTCCTGTACCAACCAAGCACACGAGCCGAAGACCCCATTGCTTCTCGAGGCATGGAGCCCGTCCGCATCTCGGACAGTGTCGGCTGCGTGTCTCAGGCGTGCGTCACCAAAAAAGACGGCGCGGTTATCTGGCTCAGTCACCAGGGCGTCCACATATCCAGTGGCGGGATGGACTTACAGACCATCTCGGGGGACATCGACACCCTCTTCACCGACTTCATCACAGACCCAATGACGAGCTTCTTCCCGTCGATCACGGCAGAGACGGGCGCTGCGACGACGACTCCCCATGGCACGCAGCGCAACAGCGTCATCACGCTGAACACGAACATGGCGCATATCAGTTACAGCGAGCGCCTCGATGCGCTGCTCTTCACGCTCCCAGAGGAGAGGGTGAGCTTCTGCTACTCGGGAGAGCAGTGGTCGATGTGGAGCTATGAATCGAACACACGCGTGCCAGCGGTCGGGGCAGACGTCGGCGCAGTGCAGAACATCCTGGCGCCGTGGGTGCTCGCCAAGGATAAATCCCTCTACGTGGTTGGCTCTGAGGACTCACAGGCGCTCCCGGACAGGGCGCTGTATTCCGGCGACGCAGGCACGCCAGTCGATGATGACCTGACGTCGAGGTCAGCGTACATCCTCGAGTACGGTCGCGGTGGCGCCATCGACCGAAGCGTAGACGACGAGGACTACCGGACGGTGGCTGGCAAGTACATCGTGTCGTTGCAGAGCGGATCCTACATGAGCTACCTCGTCCTCGGTGAGTGGATACCGGTTGAGCAGCAGTACAAGTTCAACGGCACCGCTACTGGCTCGACCGCACCGAACGGGGAGTCAGCGCCTTCAGCACCATCGCGCACCGTGCTGGTCCCGGTATACGTCGTGCCGAATGCAACCAAGTTCAGCTATGCCGCGGCGGCAAACGACATCGCGAAGAAGATAGAGATTGAGTTCGCGTTCGATAACGTGAACTGGCGCCCCATCTTCACCGACGCCTCGACGAGCACTAACATCGACATCATCATCCCGACCGAGCGGCTCGGGTCAGCGGCTGCCTGGACGGTAAGGAAGTGTCAGCTCTCTGGCGTTGACAATAGAGCGGGCAACACAATCAAGCTCACATGGGACAATGGCGGTGCGTTCATAAACCTCAATGCCGACCGCCTGAACCTGCTCTGCTACATCCCCATGCGGACGATCACTGACGTGGACGTCTCGGGCATGGGCATCGCAAAGTCAGGCAGCACGGACTTTTGCACGCTGACAGACAATGCCAGCGCCACGTATGACTCGCATGCGATCTGGTGGCGCGAGTGGCGCCTAGCCAGCGTCAGAAAAGAGGACAGCGTGGCGCAGCCGGTGGACTGGGCGTATATGTCTGAAGACGTGGCGCTGCCAGAGGACGCCCGGGTCAAGGCCAGGGGCATGGTGGTGCGGCTACTCAGTCGAAACCAGGGCACCGACGTCACGGGCGGGTGGTCGCAGGGGATCTTCAACACCATGATGGCCGCCGACCTGAAGACTTGGACAGCGCAGGTCATCGACTACATCGGCTCCAGGACCACGTTCACAAAGCCGGTGAGCATCAGGACCAACCTGTATCCGACCGTCAATCAGGAGAACACTACACGCGACCGCGTGATGAACACTGCGGGCGCACTGAAGCGCTCCGACTTCGATAACGACATCATCTACGGCAATGCGGCGACGACCACGTATGAGGGCAATACATGCCTCGTGGGGAACGAGCAGGTAGACGAGGTCGTTACCTCCGACCTGGTGAAGGGCAACAGCATCTCCACCATGCTCTTCGGGTTCATGCGCAACCCGGCTGAAAGGCTGAAGCTCGAGAGCGTGAAGATGCTCTATCGGGTGGTCAGCGCAGCCAGGCGCAGGAGGGGCAGATGAGCCTCATCGAGATCTTACAGCGCAACACGCGCCTAGCTCGCGATCAGCACGACGCCGGCCTCCTCGATGCAGAGTCCAGCAAGCTCGAAGAGTACAACGCAATCGTGAGGCGCAAGGCCATGGAGGCCATCGAGGCGCTCGCGCTGGTGCTGCCCGGTGAGCTCTTCACAGAAGACAGACTGATACGGAACACGAAGCTGTTGGCGCCAGGGAGCCACGGTGGTGCCGTCCTCACGAAGCCGCACACAGACCTATGGGCAGCCGGTCCTGGCGCCTACATCACCAAGCGCGTGGTGATAGAGCAGGACGCGGTGCTCGACGGGCTCGTCATCTCGACCACCGACCTGACCGCTGGCAGCGACGAGTGCGTCACCGTCAAGGCGGGCGCGACGGTCATCTTCCGTGGTTGCACCTTCGAGCGCCCGACCGACAGCACATCCTCGATGGTGGTGGTTGAGGACACGGCCAAGGTGACGCTGATCGGCTGCGTGTTCAGGGGCAGCGGCACCACATCGAACCACGTCGTCGCTCACCCTATCGGCGCCGCTACTGACGTGCAGATAGCCTTCTGCTACAACAGCACAGCGAACAGTGGCGCTCTCGGCGATGCCGCAGACGTCACGATGACAGGGAACCACTGATGGCTTGGCGACGGCACAACCGTAACATCACCAAGGAAGTCTTCTACGATGGAACGACGATCGATGGTACGCGCCTCGAGAAAGGCATGGGTGAAATCGCCGACGGCATCAACGACGTCAAGAAAGGCAACACCAAGCAGCGCTTCGTGGCGACGCAGTATCACGCTGGCTTTAACCCGATCGACCGTACCTCGGGGCATAAGTATCACTTCTTCCCGTGGCTGCGGCACAACAACACAGTCGGCGGAACTGTGGGAGCGGTGCCTGTAAACGCACCGTTTAATCCGTTCCGGTTCAAGAGCAGCGCAGTGCCGGGTATCGATCCAGACGTCGGCAACGCAGACCAGTATTGCTGGACGCGGTCGTTTCACTTCGAGCGCCCGGTCATCGTTCACGGCGTGAGCGTGCTCATGCAGGTTGATGGCGGCGCGCACGCAGAGCGCCCATATCCAGGCACGCGAGACCCCGCCGTCGCAGCTACGGCATACACGTATGATAATGCGGGGATCGGTGGGGAGCCGCCGCAGGGATTCTTGACATCGAGCGGGACGATTGACGTGCCCATCGTGTTGGATGTGATGAACCCTGCCGCGCCAGAGGATGCGAAGCTGACGGATGTAGAGTTCGTGCGCGCACGGTTCGTCATCAACGAGGAGAAGACGAACATCATAGAGCCGCACCCCACAGCCTTCGACTGGAGCGACTTCAGCCCGAACTACAGTTCTGGCGACATCGCCACCGTTAGGCCGCTATACGGTCGCATCGTGGAGTATCGCGACCTGAACATCCCCGTGCATGAGCGCTCGAGGGTGAGGCTGGCCATTGCGGTGCCGTTTTATGATGGGGCTCTATACACCCAGGGCACCTGGGGCGACATGCCCTGGTTCATACAGGCGTGGAGCGTCACGCTCACGGTGCTCGAGGAGGTACAGACAATCCGATGAGCAAGATCTCCCGAGCGAAGCTAGCCCGTGGCGCGAAGTTGCTGGTCGACCACATCTTCAACCCGCTCACCAGCGCGCAGAATGAGTTGACGGCGCGGCGTATCACCGCAGACCAAGTGCAGGCCGACTATGCGCCGTTCAGGGTGAACCTGTCGATACCACGCCTATCAGCCGCATCGAACCGCACCAGGGGATACTCCGCGCCCAACCCGAAGTCTCCGTTCCACGGCATCCCGTTCATGCTTCCACCCTTGCAAGAGCACCTCTCGTTCACCACAGACACGAGGGGGGCTAAGGTGTTCGCGCCTTCGCCCAGTGCCCCTGAGATCGTGCTCGACGAGGTGTCGTTCTCGTTTGACCAGCGTCTCGAGCCCGCCGCTATCGTGTCCAACTGGGACGGTGGGGCTGGAACGCCCGACAGCTCTGACCGTGGCAAGTTGAGCTACGAGCGGGCCTCCAGGCTCAACATCGATCTGACGATCATAGAGAAGAAACCGACGTGGTTCGAGGGTTCAGCCTCCACGAACTTCTTACCGGGGAGGGTGGTCTGGTCGGGGCAGATCAACTCAAACATGCTCACCGACGGAACCTTGAGGCTCAACCCGTGGGTGTCCAGCGGCATCAACGAAGTCATGGACCCGTTGAGCACGTACATCTTCTCCATCCACGCACCCGACTTGTCGACTGAGACAGATGGCCATAGCGCGTTAGCGGACTTCGAGGACGACACCGCGCTCGTCTCCATTGAGATCTCGATGCGGTTTCTGGCCAAGCTCATGCCCAGGGATGCTGGCGCGACCATCCAGAACATCCCGTATCGCCACCTCGGTAACGCGAACCAGAACCTCACGCACGCTGCGGCGGCGACAACGGGCGCTGGAGTGAACTCATCCACTGCGCGCCCACTCATCACGTCCTCGCCATCCGCTGGAGACGAGATCGTGGCAAACGACGCCACGGGTGTGCAGACGTCGATGGCTGTCATCGATGAGATAACGCGCCGCAAGCTGCAAGGTGGCTACAAGTTCGACAGCGACGTGCCGATGCTCGAGGAACTCACCGATACAGCGGGCTATTCAGTCATCGCGGTGCCACTCTTCAACAACCTCTCTGTGGGTGGGCTCACGTCAGAGGGCTTTGACAGCATGCCCTATGTCGACGCTGCGGGCGCGGGGACGGACACGTACGTCATCGACCGCAGGTACATCCCCATCGAAGCGCCGATGACCATCCACCATGTGCTCTTCACGTATAGTTGGATGGAGTTCACCACATGGACCGGGGGACGCGAGAGAGTCGACACGCTACCCACCAAGGCGGTCGGCGCGCCGCATGACCCGACA